TTATATCCAGCTATTATTCTTTTTACATTTTTAGTTATTCTTTCCATCTTCTAACCCCCTTACAATTCTTTTTAAATAGTCGTCCATAATCTCTCCGTCAATTCCCGGCACAAGTCCTCTCAACTTTATCCATGTAGCCCAATGTATCCTTAGTATTTTATACTTCATCATTCACCTCTCCTTCTAACCACAGTATCCTCTCTGCTAACTTCTCACGCTTCCAATCAACATAATCACTCATTTTTTAATTTCCTGTCCGTATTTATCATAGATTTTTCTATAAAGCCAATGTCCCATCACATTTCACCTCTATTACAATTTTGACAAATTCGAAGACCAACTAACCACGCTAGCCACCACACTTTTTTTCCGCATATTCTACACCTTCTCATATTTATCTTCAAACCCCTCATATTTTATTACTCATGCTATACTCCCCTCATAACAAGAATCACAAACATCAAGATAATCCCCATTTTCATCTATTTTAACCTTATGAAATTCTTCTTTAGTTCCGACCCAGCCACACATCTCACACTTTCTCGTTGGTTCACATATAATGTCTTCTATTTCCATGTGTTACAGAGTGTAACATACTATTTAAACCTTTCGGTTTTGTCTTGGGGTGTATAACTTGCACCTCACACTATATCCAGAACACCTATTGCATTTTTCTACCCATTCGTTATCAGCGTCGCTGTTTATCTCTGCCCAAATCTTCCATATGCATTCAGTCTTCCTTTCTAAATTTGGTTTCATTTTAATCGAACTTACTAAGTAGTTCGTCTATTTCTTGTTTCTTAGCGAGAAGTCCAGCTTTATTAAAAACCGATTTTGTTTCAGTTGTTTTTGTGGTTACAACTTCAATTTCCTCGTCGCTAATTTTAGTTATTTTTTTTGTCATTATGTTGCTTCTCCTAATTTGTCTGCAAAATAACTTAAACAAACACCATGCACTTCTGCTGTATCTGTTAAATCATCATTTCCATCAGCTCCTAATCTTTTTAATCTGCAATGAACACAAACATCAGTCTCATCTGGAGCATCTATTCCTGTAAATTCTGCAATAATTAATCCATTTGCCTGTGCAACTGCATTTGAATTAATTGTTAAAATCTCTTGTGCTTCAGCAGTTGTATCTTCTCCAGGAGCCATCCAAAGATATTCAATCTGCCAAACAGCTGTTTCATCTGTTGCTGTTGTATTTGTAGACCATCCAATTTTTAATGTTGGAGCTTCGCTTCTATCCATATCTGGAGGCACTTCGGCAAGAAAAACAACAGTATCATCTGTCCCATCAGAAAAACTCCATGCTCCTGATATTCCGTGGTCTATATAATCAGCTGGTTTTGTTCCAGGAGCCTTTAATACTTCAAAAGGAAGCCATAAAGATTTTTTAACTCTCGCTGTTCCATGTAGATTAATCTCTCCATCACTTTTTATTTCTGTAAAATTTGTTGAAGTTTGTCCTAATCTTATGGAAGTCGCTGGTGTAATATTAATATACTCAGTGCTATCAATATAAAGTGTTCCAACATCATTATTTAAATATAAATCAGAGCCAGAATGATACATCTCAGCGTAGGTATTATAACTTGGATAACCAAAACCATTCCCAAAAAGCAATTTTATATTATTAGGAAAATCAACATCATCTCCAAATACAAAACAATCAACTAAACCATTTCCCATAAATTCAGAATACTTTAAATTTCCCTCATAACTTGCTGTGATAAATTTCAATTCCATATCCCCATCTGGTTCATTTCCAGTATCTAACTCTACTTCTCCAGTTCCACTTTTTAATGTAAATTTACCAGTTCCTGCTCTGTATTCAAATCCAGCACCGCTATCCATTCCAATAATAGTCGGACTTCCTGGAGTTATTGTCATAACTGCTGTTCCATCAGTAAATCTTGAAACCCCTTTCACATGGAGAGGAACAGCAGGAACTTGATTTATTCCAACTCTCCCGTTTGATGTATCAACCACTAAGACATTATCCTTAGTCCCATCATCTTCAACCAATAAAGCAGTTGTAGAATTTTGATTAACATAAAGATTAGTTGGAACTATAATAGATGTAGCAGAAAGTGTTAAGGATTCTCCACCACCAACAGATATACTCTTGGCTCCTATTGACATAAACTCTGTTGCAAATCCTAACGCAGTTAATATTCCACTCGTGCTATCATCTCCGTTGTTAATTAAATAATCTGTATGTGCTTGTGAGTTGTCGGCTATGTGGGCGTTTGTTGCTACACTTCCCCCACCATCCCATTCAACATCAGTATCTATCTGAAATATTTTTGGGGCTAACCCATCACTCCAACTCACTACAAGATTATCACTTCCATCCCTCTCTATCTTCCATGCTTCATTAAATCCAATAGTTCTTTCCCAAAATTCTATTTTCCCATCTTGTATAACTACTGGTAGAGATGGATTTGCTATTGTTGTTGAAAGTTGATTAGCCCAAATATTCCCAGTCCCAAGGTTAACATTATCCCCAGCAGTCTTAGGGCTTAGGATTGTGCCCGTCCTATCCCAATATTTACTTGGAATATCTAATTGATTTTTAAGTATTTCCCACTCTATTAAGAATTTCTCTATTTTTAAATTACTTAATCCCATTAAGTAAACGATCCAATGTTAGACACCCGAGAACCAATCCCAACAGATGTACCACTAAATCCCTCCCATATTAATACGTTTACATAACTACCAGCCCCAATAAACTCAGTTACACTACCTAAATTATTAAGTGTATCATATTCAAATTTCCACGCTGGATTGTTTTTTGTTGAATGTGTTGGAATTGTTTCATCTATAAAAATAAGTCCACTTTGTACATATATAGAATCTACATTTGCACTTACACTTCCTATATTTATTGTAGCGCCACTTATATCTACTAAAAGTCTTCCTTGGGTATTTACTCTGGCTAAATTACCCGAGCCAGTACCATCAATTATTGCTTCTGGCATTTAAAACACCCCAAATGATCTTAAAAATCCAGCAACAACCGCCGCAAATATTCCTGCTATCAAGCTTACTTGCCATGTCTGAATTTTCTTGAGCCATTTTACATCTACTGTTATCTTTGTCATATTGTGATTTAAAATTCCAATTAATTGATTTTGATTTTTTTTAAAATCATTAAATTCTACTGCATCGATATATGTCTTTTCCATATCGAACTACCCTTTTCTGTGTTTTATATAATCCAATCCAGCTTTCAAAAAGGGTATAAGTGCTATATATCTTGCATCACTTTGCCATATGGAAATCAGTCCAGTGATTAGAACAATAGCTACATCTATACCAAACTTTTTTAATGTTTTCTTAAAGCTGTATGTGTTTTTTACCATGTTATTTGTTGTTGTTTAGTTATTGATTTTTATACTGGAACATTTATTATTTGAATATTTGTAAAAGCTTGAGTTCCGTCACCATTTGCATTCGCGCTAATAGTTAATTTAACTTGAACCCCATTTGTTTTTTCCCCAGCAGTTAAAGTATGATAATAATCAATTGTAGCCATTCTTTCTCCAGAAGTATTATCACAAATTTCTCTTGATGCTAAACTGTCAGAATAACTACCCCCAATTTCTTTTGTTTCTACTTTATAATAAAGTCTTGCTCCACTAGTTCCAGCTGCATTAAAATATGCTGTCATACTTATTTTAATATATGTTGCACCAACTAAATCAGCTGCAGATATTGCTGTCATTTCATAAGAATTTGTCGCACCCCCACCAGTTTCAGAAATATCTAAAGCATTACCAGTATAAATTTCTATTGCATTTCCTTTATATAAATTCAATTCAGATGCATAAATTGGGTCATTACCAATTTTTGGATAGTCTCCTTCTGCTGTTGCCATAGTCTATTGTAAGGTATTTAACTTATATATGTTGATTTTTAATATATATATTAAATTACATAACTTCTATCGATGATTCGAACCTTAATTCAATAGTACCATCACATTCTATATTGCTAGTTAGTTGTTCTCTGGACCATGTTGAACCTATAAATCCAGTTCCAGATACATTAAATAATCCGAATTCCCGTAAATCTAAACCACTTGCTTGAACAGAGTTTAAATCACCAGTAAAAGTAACTTTTCTATCTTCTGTAAAATTAGGACTACCCGTAATTCCGAATCTAATCTTCTCATCAATTAATGTAACATTACTTACATCTTCTGTACCAGAACCCGCACCAACTCCAAAATATTGTATATATTCAGTTGGTAAACTACTTCCAAGTAAAAGTGCTATTCTTTTTCTTCCATATGTTGTAAAAGTCATATAAACCTCCTTAATTTAATTTTAACCATAATCGCTACTCATTATTATTCCGAATCCCCCTTGTGGTTCGCTACCCAAATCATTATATGAACCGGTTTTTTCATAATCATTACCACCAGAAAAAACCACAGTAAATGGACCAAACGCACTCGCACTTCCGGTAAAACTTCCAGCACATAAACCCTGATCTGTTCCACTCGCGGCATGAAATGGATTAATTGGTGGGGTAAATCCTGTTGAATAAATATGATAAGCACTACCAGTGACCGTGCTTGTTAAAACATTATAATGACTACCAATAATACTCAACTCCTCTCTTGATTGAATTAACCTAGTCACCACATCTGCATCTGATATATCTGGTGATTCTATATTTGTTAATCTCTTATCTAATTCTTTTATTTTATCAGTAATATCTAATAGTTTTTTTGACAATACTAAACTAATTGTACTGTTGTTTTGTTGTGAATTTTTATTAAAATCGTATTTTATTTCAACTATACTCATCTCTATTTCACTCATATTAAAATCAGATAAATCATATATAACCGTTTGTCCCGGTGTAAATGTAAACCACCCCCTTAATTTACATTGTAATCTATTAAGTGGATTTGCATCTCTAAGTGTTCCCTTTAATAAGTCTAGTGCTGTATTTGGATCCTTAATAGAAGAATCTCTTATTATTTTTACCTTTGGTCCATAAAAATTAATGGAATCATCATTTTGACCACGCTTTACTATGGGTAATTCTCTATTATAATTAACAACAACACTTCCTCCACTTGCTGGAATAGAACTATATCCTATATCCGTACCAGATAAAAAAACTATCTGCCTATCAAAAAAATCTACCGCATAATCTGGACCACTAGTTAATGTTAGTGTAATGTCTTTAATTGAACCCTTCAAACTACTTCCAAGTGATAATATTTCCGTATTATGTGGCTTACTTATTAGTGTATAAACCGACCCACCAATTGGACTTCCAACAGGTATAACTTCGGTGAATCCAGATAAATATCTGTCTCCATAAACATAAACAATATTATGCATTCCCTCTCTAGAACGATTTAAATCACTATCTAATAAATTATTTTGAGCATTTCCTATTATTACTCCAGAACTAGATGATTTTCTTGCTATCCAATGTAAATCCTTATCTTCGTCTATCCACCAAATAGAATTCGACAATGTGGCCAACTCATTAAAAGCATCAGCTAAACTTTCGTGATTATATGACATTCTCGATAAGGTGGTACCTGTAACCTCTACATTATTTGTAGTAATATCTGGTACACTATTTGATGATAATAATTGAGTTACTATACTACTTGTCTCTGTATCACTGAACACCTGTGGTTGTGCTGTAATATCTTGTAATCTAAGACTAAAATCACGCCCAGATAATGTAATTGTTTGAGTGTTTTCTTTTCCCTTGAACTCTATTTTTTCTAATATCCCACTAAATATCTTTGTTGTTGCGTCTGTCTCGTCGGCAAATATATCAACCGTTTGTCCTACTTTAAAATCAGAACTATATCTACCAAATGGAGAATCAAATGTACACTTAAAATTACTACTAGCATTAGAATCATGCATTAATCTTTTAACACTTAGATTTCTATAGTCGGTGAAATCATTTCCATCTACTTGGACTTTTGTAAATATTGTCATAAACTAACCTTATTGTTTAGTTCGTCTGAAAGTGCACGACTTATTTCTTCTGGGTCAAGTCCAATAACATTTTCTATAAATACATTAACCCCACTACCGCTACTATTCTTTGGAACAACAAACTCTCCTTCGTGTAATTTATATAATCCGGTTTTATTAATTGATCCACCCGATTGTCTTGAGCCAAGTATTTTATCTCCAGATGATGTAATTCCACCCCCAACACTCGAACTAAAATCTGCCACCTTACCAATAAATTTTCCAACCGATTTTATCGCATTAAGTACCTTATCAAATATGCCTAAAAATACATCCTTCATCCAATTATAAAATCCCTTCATTTTTTCCCAAAGCCAACCGAGTCCGTTATCCCATAACCATCTAAGTGCAATTCCCCACGCTTTTATATATAATTTAATTATTGCTATCTGCGGTGCGAATAGTTTCTTCAAGAAATTATAAAACTTTAACCCATATTCTTTTATTTTATCCCAATTTTTATATAAAAGTGTTCCTATTGCTATAAGCGCTGCAATTGCTGCAATTATTGCCAGTATAATAGCCCATAGGGGTGCTCCCCCTATACTAACAGCTGTCATTCCCCCAGCAACCATACCCAATCCAACTGTTAATGCCGGTAACATTGTAATTAATATTAATAATGGTCCGCCTATTAGTGCCAATGCTGTTCCAACCGCAAGTATAATTGTTGTCCATTTGGCTATTTTAGGATGTTGTTCAAACCACTCCACTAAAACAGCTAATTTTTCTGCTACCCCTTTTGCTGCTGGTAAAAATATAGCCCCCATAACTCTCGCTATTTTTATAAAACTGTCTTTAATATTACTTATTTGTCCAAGTAATGTTTCACTTTGTTTATCCATTAAATCAAAGAATTTTCCACCCTCACCAGTCATTGTCTGGAATGCTTTTTCTACTTCGTCAAATCCTATTTTACCAGCAGAAACCATATCTTTAATTTCTGCTTCTGATTTGTTAAGATTTTTTGCTAACTCTGCTATTAATGGAACACCCGCTACACTAAAATCTCTTAACTCCCTTCCGGTTAATTTTCCCTGAACCTTTACTTGTCCAAAATTAAGTGCTAATCTCTCTAGTGGTACATTTAATCCAGAAGAAATATCTCCTAATGATTTAAGGGTAGGTAATAAATCTTCTAGGGGAATACTCATAGCTAAAAGCATCTTGGCGTTTTGTTCTATTCCTGTAATTGTGAATGGTGTCTTTGAGGCGAAATCTGCTAATTCTTTTAATAACTTATCTGCTTTTTCTGCACTTCCAAGCATAGTTGTAAATGCAATTGTAGTCTGTTCAAATTGCCCAGCTAATTTTGTAAGTCCTGTTATTGCTCCAAGTCCCGCTATCCCTATGGCAGTTATTCCAGCGCCAACAGCCAACATACCCTTATTTACATTTTTAAATACGCCACTAAACTGGTCTATTGCCTTAATAATAATTGCAACAGTTGCCCCACCAGCTATACCGCCCATTAATCCGCTTACCATTATTTCCTTTTACTCTTTCTGATGGCTTTCTTATGTTCTCTCTCTAATTGTCTCATATATGCTATAACTCCTAAATAATCTGATAAATTAATATTTCTCAAATAATCAAGTGTCCAATGAAAATGATCACAAATGGCTAACTCTGACTTTAATTTATTATCAGAATAGCCTACTGAAAATCCTCAGTGTTAAGTCCATTTAATTCATTTACTTCTTTCATTAAATCAATTCCGTCTTTCATATTTAGATTATCATATTCTTCATCTGTTATTCCAGTTGATTTAATTAATAGAGACCTGGCTACTTCTGATTTTTCTAAATCAGCAACAGCAGCTACATCCTTATACTTCAATTCACTGACAGTATAAGTCTTTCCACTTATTTCAATTTCTTTTGTTTTCATTTATTACCTCCTTAATTTAGTTGCCTTTCGGCGCATGCTTAAAAATTAAGCGCATGCTAATTAAAATGCTTTATAAAGTACTCTGTCGAATGCAGAGCCAATTACAATTTGTGGTTTGATTTCCATAGTAACTTCAACTGGACCCTCTGTAGTAGAAGGTACATCCATGCTCATTATCCTACAACCACTCATAAAGAATGTTGTGTGTTGAGAACCTGCTGTAACATCTGCGTTTAAGTCAAACGATGTATTGAATACTCCGTTATTCTTGTATAAATCTGTATAAAGTACATCCGCCAAAGGTGAGCTTAGATCTGCTGTCACATTTAAAGTGTATTCTTTGTTTCCTGGGAACGGTGCTGCAACTACTCGGCTACCGTTTAAGTAGTGTGGTGCAGTTACATTATTTGCTATTTCGAAACTGATGTCTTTTGCTGTTTCTACAGTATTCCCCGAAATCTCAAGTGTACAATCACTCCAAAGATATGGTCTATTTAATTCTTCTGTTGGTGTTATTGTTGTTGCTCCAGATGAATGAGTTAAACTTTGTCCGATGTAATTAACATCCATGCTTACCTTTTCGCCTTGAACTGCATTGATAGTTACACTATCAACAACTGCTCCATTGATTGTTCTAATAAAGTTTGCTCCCGTTCCTGGACTCTGACTTGAATCTTCTATCTGAAAACTGATTGGTGCTTGAAGTCTGTCTGTACCACTAGTGAATGGACTTTGCCATGCGCTTGTGGATGTTTCCTCAACCAAATGACTAACTGTGCTTCCTGCTGATCCATCTGCTCCTGAACCGATTGCCCAAAAAGCAAACCTCATATCTTGAGGATGCATTGTAAGTGTACCAGTAACGTCTTGTGGTCCTTGGTCTATGTCACCAAAGTTACGACTTGCTGTTCCTAAGTATGTATTTACTAACTTTCCTTCTTTATCATCAATTGTGTTTTCAGTTACTTGTCCTGGCCAAAAAGATGAACCTGCTGCGTCACTTTGAGTTCCGTATGTACCTGATTCGTGAAATATTACTACTTTGTTTGAATCTGAAATATGTCGTGCTATTTTTTTACCTCCATTTTATTTAGTTTGATTATTTATTGAAGAATCTATAACTTAATTGTATGATTCTTGATTTAGTTGCTCCTTTGCCTGGTTCGTCTACTCTGATTACACTCCCAATATTAAAGTCGTGAAAGTCATTTGCTACCGAACCGGTGCTATTTGTGAATTGGATGTCTGCAAGGTGATCTAAGATGTTTTGTGCTAATTTATCTGATTGGGCTACGCTTTTACTCCAAATTCTCAAAGTAACCGTCAAATCGATGTCCATTGCGGTTGTCTGCATACCCGCCCGAGACTCTTCTAAATTACTGACTTCTAATGTGATTAGTGGATATTTTACTTCTCTCTCCGGAAAGCTTGTCATTATAAATTTTGAAGAAGTACCCCTATTGGTTATTGGGTCTACAATATTCTCACTAAGTTCATTTTTTAGAAATGATAGTGTATCTGCTATTATTGTTTTTCTTTCCATTGTCTCGCTTGACTATTTGACTACTCGCTTGTAATCAAAGTAGATAGTTTATGTTTGTTTAAGTATATTGGTTTTGTTTATATATATTATTTATTATGCGGACAAACACCATACAGACCCTTAGTGATATTACAATTAAAACATAATAATTGGAAGTTTTCTGGAAAATCATTCCTTATTAACCATTTGTATAATTGAACAGAGCTATATTTTGAACCAAGACTTTCTCTGTGTTTCTGTCCACCCCCATCAAGATGGTCTATTGTAAGAAATTCTATAATCCTCTCCCCACAACAAACACATTTTCCACCATAGGCTTTAATAACTATTTCTTTATTTATTCTATGTCTTTTGTTATCTAATTCTCTTTTTCTATTTTTCTGTTCTGGGGCGGAAAACCTTATCTTCTGTTGCAATAATATTTTCTCCCTATTGTTTTTATAGTATTCCTTATTTCGCCTATCAATCCTCTCTTTATTTTTAATGTAGTATTTTCTTGAATACTCTATCTCGTCTCTTTTCATATTATTTAATGGTATTTGTGGTTTATAAATACTGACACCATTAAATCTTATTTATCTCTTTTTGAATAATACTTGTAACTTTTTGTTTGGAACGGTTTGCACTATTAGTAAAATGCTTACGTGGGCTATTTTTAAAGTTGGTTCCGTGTTCTAGTTTGTCTGCATAAGGTACTTTACTAAATATAACGGCACTATCTTTCTTTGTTTGAAAGTCTACAGAGTTCAAAAATCTTCCCGTATCTACACTCATAAATTCGTCTCGTTTTCCCGCTATACTCATTTTTACTTCACCCTGAAGAAAGATTGCTGACTTGGTGAGTGCTTTATTTATACTTAATCCTATCCCCTTCTTTTTAGTCAGTAACATAGCAGAAACCTTTGGAATTCCTTTGACCTCTAAACCTATACTACTTACCATTAGATTAAACTTCCAGTTAATTTCCTAATATATTGTTTTTTATAAACTGGTGTTGCTTCTGTTTCATACATTATTCCACCGTCTTCTATTGTGGTAAATAGGTTACCCGTCGGGCTTCCTAATTGAATGTCTACTGATAATGTACTTGAATTAAACATTAAGGACCCATTTACAAATAGTGTTTTATCTGAGTCTGTTAATTTACCTTGAGACATTAAAATAGACTCATTAGATCCTTCCTTACCACGAACTGGAAAGACTACTCCACTTGTCCACAAATCTGTTCCACTTTGTTGTAATTCAGTTGCTTCGTCATATACATCATCAAAAACGGGATTATAATATCTGACCCTAATGGGAGTTCCAGCTAATTCAAGTGTTCGATTTAAAGCTGCTACTAATTTTGTATTAGTTCCCACTAGTCATACTCCTTATTTATTTTAACCACTAATGAATGGTCACTTGGTAATGTTAAAACCGAATTGTCACCATTATAAGTAACTTCAAATTCCCCCAAGTATAATCCACTTCTATTTGTGTCTATTCCTGTGCTTGTACCACTTACCCAACGATATTCTACGTTTCCTGTTGTACTACCAGTAATAACACACGCACCGCTTAATACACTAGTAAATTGATTGTCGTTTGTGGCTAAATTAAAAAAAACAGTTGTATCACTTAAATCTATATTACTACCGGTTGAGTCTTGTAATTGAACAGCCAAATAAGGTTTAGTATCGTTTTGTTTTATATTGAATACTGTAATATTTTTATTATTCCTCCCTTGTCTGTTTTTAGTTTGATTGGTTTATTTGTTTTCAAGATTTTATTGTACGGAATGAGACCTAACTTTTTTACACCCTCTGTTTTTAGGATTTTATTGTATTTAATCAGTCTTAATTTATATATTTTAGATAATACTCTTTTTAGGGTTTCTAGTGTTTCTGTTAGGTCGTCAGTTATAGTAATACTATCATCTAAATTAACATTGAATTGTACTTGACTAGATAAGTCGTCAGTAATAGATTGTAGGTCGTCTAATAATACTTTAAATTCTGTTTGGTGACTAAGACTATCTGCGATTGTTTGGGTATCACTTAAAAGTTTATTAAATTCTGCCGATGAAGATAAACTATCTGAGAAATTTATATTATCACTTAAATTTTGTAAATATATTTGAATTTCTAATAAAATATAATTTCCTGATTCTAATAGTAATTTATCTCCTGATTCTAATAATATTGTATCTACCATTAAACTTCGCTAAAATCAACTAATGTAACTGTCTTAGTAGTTGCTCCAGCAGTTATTTTCATCATAATATCTCCATCATCACCTGAACCAGTTCCATCAGATTGCCATATAACAGATTGTCCTTCTGCTGGATTTGTTGGGTCTGCGCTTAATTCCGTTTGTGTTATTGCTCCGTTTACATGTAACTTTGTGGCTGCAGTTATTATTCCAATTCCTAAATTGCCATTCTTTAAAACCATATCTGCTCCTGTGAAAGCAAAATCTGTTATTGTTCCACCAAATCCTATGTTACCATTCTCATCCATTCTAAGTCTTGAACGTGGGTCATCCATCCCAGAGCCTTTAGTTGAAAAATCTAAGTTTCCAGTTGTTAAAGACCGAGTCGTATTTCCAACAACAATATTCGCTTGAACTCCTGCAACATGTGTAATTGAATCAGTAGTCTTTGATTCAAAATAAACAGCTCCTACCGAATTTTCAGAACCTTGTGGTGCTCCAAACTTTCCAATATATAAATATCCTCCAAGATTATCACTAGGTGTAGAGTTGTCGTTTCCTACACGCAGTTCTCCATGTGTTGCAGTTTTAAAAATATCTATCTCATTTGCAGTGAGTTTATTTTCTCCTAAGTCAACAGGACCTGTGGCATCTGAATATGGCACAAGTGTAGAAGTATCTAAATCTCCAATAACAACAGAATGTGGATTATTTGTTAAACCTCTATGGGTTGTGTTCAATGTTACGTCAGAATTATTAGAAACTTCTGTATCAAAATCACTTATTTGTGAAGCATCAATACTTATATTTGCCTCTACATTTGCGAGTGTTACTTTTTTTGTTGTTGGTGTTCCTACTACATCATCAACTATTACTAATAAATCATCATCTACCGGAGATGTTAATTCAGTTAATTCTGTTATTTTCTTATCTACCATTTAAACATCTAACTAGCACCAAACGTTACTGTCCAATCTATTTTTAAAGTATCGTTTGCTCCTTTATTTACACTTAAACCATCATTATAACACATTAAATCACTTCTTGAAGTTGCTGAACCTAAAAATATTCCCGCTTCTGTAATAGTGTCTGTGCCAACTCCTGCGCCCCAATAACCAGAATATACTACATCATTATCATCTCCACCTGTACCCTGAAGTGTTCCACTTAATGCTAAAAATGTTCCTGCTAAATAGGATTCTAAATCTGTACTTGTGGTTCCACCACCAGAAGATGTGCCTAATGCAATCCATCCTATTTGTGCGTCACCACTATCTGACATTTGGTCTGCTACATGAGCATCCATTAATTCAGTAATATCATTTGGGATAGTTCCAGAATCTTTTAGATTTCCATCTTTATCTCTTAATTCGTATTCTACTTTTCCTTTTATTCCTAATTTTTCTTCCATATTACCCCCTTTCAGTTTAACTTAAGTTTAAGCTAATACTCTTGTGAATTGTGTAGTTCTGCCTATCTCATTCAATTGAGATTCTGCTAATTGTCTCCAAAATGCTGAACTTTGAGCCTCTCCAGACTCCTCCACACTTAATTCTCCGAGTGATAACTTTTCTCCACCTGCTTGACCTTGTACAAAATCAATTGTATCAGCCTTAGAAAGATTTACTATTGGTGGTTGGAATTCTATATCGATGTTATTTGAACCGATTGATTCTCCCGTAAAATTTGCTACATGTTGTCTATTCATGTCTACTACTGCGACTAAGTTTGCTCCACTTAGTCCAGTGGGTACGTTATTAAAACTCTCTTGAATAAAATTAGCTATTGAGCCAATCGTTGAGAGGGACATTTAATTAACCCCCGATGTAAGTAAAGTACCATCGTCCGTACATCTTAGAGGAATTGTCGAAGTTCCACTAACTCCGCATAATATAGAATATGTAACTGCTTGATCTCCTTCATAGTCTCCAGTATTTGTTCCGCTAGCAAAAGTTCTCAATCTTAAATTAGCTACCATTTTAAGTGCCTGACACTAATCTAATCCACTCTGAGCCACCGACTGCTTCACACATATAGATGTCGTTATTTTCAACATCTCTAATTAGGTCACTTCCAATGTTTCCAGTAAGTATTTCATCTGGTGAACCATAATGTGCTTTAATAGTAGTGCTAAACTCCAAGTTATCGCTAGCTCCTACGCCCTTTCCCATTCCATCGACAGTTCCTATTAAACTGCCTGCTTGTGTTGCCATTTCTTATTTCCTCCTTTTCAAATTATTGAAAATGATGTCTTGCGACTGGGGGTTATTGATTTTAGCAGAAGCCCCAAACTGCGTTTTAGTATAAATACTTATATTTATCCTGTTGTAATCTTAGAGATTGCTTTAGTTCGTAAAGCTGATACTGCGATTCTTTGAGTTAAAACTGCTCCCTCCATATCATATGTAGGTAGTGTTAAACTTTCCATAGTGATGTCTCTTGCGATTGCAATTGCGTAAGCCTGGGTTCTATCAAAGATATAACCAGATGTTGCTACTGCATTTCCTCCTGCGTTTGCACTAAATGTAGATACATTTAATCCAAAAATAGTTCCAACTCTACCGGTACCCATCATTGTGGTGTTACCAGCTTTGTCAGCTTCTACAAAAGTATCAATATTCATTAAACCGGAGTATTGTTCTTCCCCTAAAAGATAATCTGTTGGACGGTAATCATTAGATCTTACATCATAAATAGACTCCACAATATTAGCAATTGTTACTGCTGCTCCACCCGCTGTGGTTGCATTTGCTGTATCTAAAATTGCTAAAATTAAATTAGTCTCATTATCTGCAAAACGTCTTCCTGCTGCTCGAATATTTCTTTCTAATAAAGCTACTTGTGAATCCTCCATCATTTCTCTAGTGATTCTAATTGCTACACCATATTTAACTGGTGTAAATGAAACACTATCAAAACTCATATTATCTAATGGTATTTCTGCTCCTTCTCCTACTGTTCGAACATCCATTGTGTTTGGAGATTCTAAATCAAGGTACATTGTGCTACCCTTAAATTCAGATGGTCCAATTACAAATGCTGCCATTTCTCTAGGAATTAAATTCTTTTCTGCTTCATCAATTACTTTTGGTAATATTAGTTGTGGAATAAGAGTTTCTCCTGCTGTTCCGTCTGCCCTAGTTATATACTCATTCAATTTATTCATTGCCATTTTATAAGTTTAGACTAATAAGAGCATAAAGCGCTGTTCCAGATGCAGATGTTGTAAGTGCTCTTCCGATTGGAGTGTGTCCAACTGTTGTAGTCGCTACCGAACCAGTGTTCAATAGATTTGCCACACAACCAGATTCATTATGAATTACCTGTGTTCCTCCAGATACGATTTCACCCGCTGAACATAGATATGCTCCTCGTGTTGCTACTGTTACCCACTCGTCTGAACCTGCATTGTTTAATGCAAGACCATTACATCGGCAATCATCAATAGCAGCTGCTGCAGTTATATCGGATGATTGGAAACTTTCTACTCCAGATACTACTAATGCGGTACCTGAAAACATTACGAATTGTCCTCCAGAAAGTGTTTCTAATGCCTTTGCTGTAATCGTTCTAGGTACACCTCCATCTAATACGGCTTGTGCTCCTAATGGATTACTTAAAATTTGTGCTGTTGCCATTTAATAAACGTATGACTTTCTCTGAATTCCAATTGAATTATGTCCTTCTGTGAAAACATAATCTCCTTTTTCTTCTACTTCCTCTGCTTCCTCTTCCTCTTCTTCTTCGGCTTCTTCCTCTTTTACCTCTTCCTTTACTTCCTCTTCAGCTTTTGGTTCCTCTGTTTCTACTTTTACATCTTCGTCTGCGTCTGCATTCTGAAGTTTTAAAAGTGTCTTTTTCTTAGCTCGGATTCTTAGTGCCCTGATTGATTCATCAAGTGCTTTCTCTTCATCGTCTACTGGAACTTCTGCTTCTGGTTCTGCTTCTGGTTTTGTTTCTTCGGTTTCTACCTTTGTGGTTTCATCAGCTACAGATTCTGTTTTTTCTTCTTCTGTCATATTATCCCCCCTTTCAATTTTTATTGAATTCTCATTTATTGAGTGTGATTTGTAGGCATTATTTAATGCTACACTAAAAGTTGCTCCACCATCTGCTGGTACTGCCACTACGCTTAGTTCTTTAAATTCTATATTGTGTGGTATAATATCTCCATCATCTGTTTCTTCGATGTCTTCTGGTCTTACGTTTGCACCCACACTTACAGTATTAAGTAGCCCATCTCGAATTAATTGTTTTACTTTCGGATCCTTAACTACCGCATTAAAAGGAATATTTCTTAGCGCCTCGTCCCAGTGTGCCACATTTACTTTTCCTATTATGGAGTCTACAGAATTATTATGGTCTTTGAGTAATGGTACTCCGATTAAAGTATTAGCTGCCTTACTTAATTCTTCGCCAATGAACTTGTGTCCGTTTGATGTAGTGGTCTCATTAATAGCAATTCCATTAATAATAAATTCTCCATCTAATTCTGCACTAGATTCAATTGGCACAAAGTACTCTAATATTAAATTTTCCATTATTCTTCCTCTTTTGGTTCTATCGGACAATCTCCCATCCCCCTTCCGGTTCGTGGCCCCTCTCCGTTGGGTCCTGTTCCATCTCTATTTGCCATATAAACTACTTATCTATATAAGAACTCATTTAAATATATTGATTTACCTTATATATATTAAAAATAATCAGTCAATTCGTAGTATTACTATAACTAATGCGTTATTTGGACCACTTACGCGAATATCTAACGACTCGTCTAGCTTAAATTTGTCAAATTGGTCTTGTACTATTAGGTTTGCTTTCGAACCCTGAAGTACTGCTCTTGGTGCAAAATAATTAACACCCTTGGTTTGAGAATTATGAAATATTAGATACCCAAGTGAACTTGTTATTGTTATAGATATTTCTTCGTTTGAATCAACTATTATACTGTTAAGTTTTCCTATTACTCGTCCTGTTTGAAAGTCGGAATTTGGATCCATCTGAATTCTAAATTCTTTTTTTCTATGTATTTCATCAGTCATACTTCTACTCTCCTAACTATATTGTGTCGTGCGGTTGTTTGAGTGTTTTCTCCAGTTATTCCTATATTAAATTCTTTTTCACCCATTATTCCGGGGATTGTTCCTTGTAGAGCGTTTGAACGACCCAAATTCATTTGTTGTCTAGCACTTAATCCTATCTTTGGTATTACCTGAGTACTAACTGATGAACCGCCAACTACGGCGTATTGTAAATCTCCGATATTTTCTTGATAAACTATTCTCTGTTTTGTTACTGGATCTACGAGGATGCTCATTTAAATTTCCTCCCCTTGGTTAGATTATGACAGGCCACACACAAAGTAACTCCATTGTCTGTATCCCAAAGAAATTCACAATTCCTAGCATCGTTAGTAGATTTAATATTATTTTCTTTAATTATTTCACTGAATGGATATTTATGGTGTGCATTAAGAAATACCCCCCTAACACTACAGGTTTGGCAAGTCCAATTGTCTCTCTCAAAAACCTTACTTTTCCACACCCTCATTTCTGGAAGATGTCTTATTAATAATGCCAAACTTGTTACTCCCCCTTTCCACCTACTAGAGTTCTCACCAATATTTTTTCCTATTAACCATTTAGAATAACATTTGTGACAGCAAAATCTTTTAAAATATCCATGAAACGTTTTACCACAAAACTCACAAGTATAATCTTTGGTTCCACCACTCCAATTACCATTAAGTTTACCTCTACGTAATCCCCTACTCGACAATCCCACCCTCTTTCTAACTTCTGGTCTTTTCATGGGATTCTTATCTCCTTTCTTGCTATCACTAAGAAGTTTTTTAGTTCTTGGATTATTCATTCCATCCCTAATTCTCTTTCGTTGCAATCTATTCATTTTACTTCCTTTTTTCATATTAATATTAGCGCCCCAAATAATGCAATTACTGTGATGATATAAAACAATCTCACCCAACTGTCACTAAAATCCACTAAATAAATTGCCATTATCCCTCCAAAAACGCCTTCTGGTTTAGTTTGATTTGTTTCATTTTAAATTCGTGAATACATTGTCCACATATCCACATTTGATTCATATAACATATTGCTTTTCTTTCTTTACACTTTTTACATATTGGAATATTTTCTTCTGTTATTTGCATTAGTCTTCCTCCATTCGATTATAGATTCTTCAAGACGATTAATTTCCTCTATGGTAGCATCTATTATTTTAACTGGGAAGTAATTACCACTAATAGTCATTGATTCAATTTTCATTAGTCAACTAACCCAACCATACTACATCTACACATACTATGAGCTGGAGGCATATTTACTCCTGCTTCGCCATCTCGTGTTTCAAATACCTGTCCGTCTAATGCTTCACAGATTGGACATGTTCTCTCGTCCAGTGCAGTTAACCATCTATAAGATTTAATTTTGTTTTCTAAATATAGGTCTTTTAATCCTTGGTTCGCTAGTCTGACTGTTTCTGTTCTGGCAATATTGATTGGTCGTTTCTCTGCGGAGAGTGTTACTTTTTTAACTCCATCTTCAAACCTTACTCTATCTTTCAGATTAATAGAACGGTCTATGTCTTTCTCGATTTGTTTGATTGTTTTGTTTTTACGAAATCCGTCCTTTAATATAATTCTTAATTTATTAACGTCTTTCTGTGGTAATAATCCCTCTAATAATCCTTGTTCATTTGTTGCGAGTAAGTCTTCAAACTTGTCTATTCTTAGGTTTTGTAGTATTTTTACTAAGTAGTCTGAATAATTGAATCCAGCCAACTCTTTGACATTTACATATTGAGATAATCTCATATTGTTTTTTTCTGACTCTGTTATGGTTGGTTTAAGTTTACTAATTAGTTCTTCTTTTTTATCACTAAATCTTTTTATTTGCTTTAATCGTTTTTCTGCTTGAGCTTTGGTTGGATAACAACCCAAACTTTTACCGGTCTTATGAGATATAACACAATATTTATTTCCAACCTTTTTAACTATTTCTTGTAATTCTATTCTTGCTTTTTGTGTAGCTGTTTTCTTGGCTCCTGGAACCTCAGGTTGTTTAATATTCTCTTCGGCTTTTCTGGCTTGGTCTATATTATCTTTTAATTCTTTTTCATCTTCATCTGCTTTTTTTCTGGCTTCTTCTGGGGTTGGTAATTTGTCCACTACATCTAACTCCATTATTTCTGCGTATTCTATTTCGAGGGCGGCTCTCATCTCTGGAGAAATATCAAACAATCCAAGTGCATCTTTAATAATTGTTAGTCTAGCTATTTTTTCATCTTCACCAGCTAGTTCCCAAATAAATTCTACTTTACTATCAAGTTTGGGAGATTGAATTCGTAAAAAGGGTCTTAATATTCTATCTTCTATTATTTCTTCAATTTGTATTCTAAGTGAATGTATAAATCTTAAAACCCCCTTATCGTTTACTTTAGCTAATCCTTCTGGGTTGTTTGATATACCCACAATACTCATGGGTAAATTCATTCCTAAAGCTAATTGCTCTAGGTCGTGTTCTGATGACTTAGTTAGATTATCACCTATTCCAGAAAAATCAATTATATTCATTTCTGTATTTGCGTCTGTTACCCACTCTGTAGAATTGTTCATAAATTGTAAATCTGTTTTGAATTTTTTTAAGTCTGATTTTTTTATTTTTTGTCCTGGAACTCCTAATTTGACATGGATTGGTGCTCCAGCTTTTCTGGTTAATAGTTTATGTCTATCTACTTCACTACCAGCATAATTCTCAATTGTTGCTCTATTTGGCCAAAGTAATCCAATTCCATAAGGATCTCCTGGAGTTTTGTTTATTGTTAAATGAGCTATTTCTTTTGGAGTAAATGGGATGGGTTTTCCCCTTTGGAACATTTTAATCTTACCACTGAATTGATTATAACCCAAAACCTTTCCCTTTTTGGTTCGTCTTACATACATATTATTAGCATTCAGTACTCTTAATTTTTCTATATTTTTTAAATCTGCTAAATCTAATTCCATAAATCCATTTCCTTTACTTATTGCCTCTTTAATCCATGGTCTTAGTTTTGATTTTAAATTTGTGTCATCTACAAGTGTATTTAAAATTGCTTGGGCATTTTCATCTTTTGTCTTAATATCAAAATCACCAATTATCATATCTACAATCTTGTCTATTAGTGCATTAGCTATACCTACATTATTTAGAATTTTATCTACTTGTTCAAAATTAAAGGGGTGTTGTGCGCCTAGTCCTTTTGGGAACATTATATTTTTATCGTCTGTTTCACCCCTGAATGCTTCAGATAAGATATTTTTTCGATTTGCATATTCTGCGTCTAAGACTGCAAGATAACAACTCACCTCTTCGTTTGACTCTTTGGTAGTTAATTTCATAAACAACCAAGTAATAAGTTATTTATATAAGTTGATTTAAGTTATATATATTATAATGTTCAAGCAACATGGGGGGTATAATAATCTTCTAAATCAAATATACAACGCATTGACATTGCATCTGAATAATCTGTACTTCGACCCAACCTTTCTCTTATTTCTTCTTTACCTATTAATTCTATCTTACCATCTCGTTCCATGTTCTTTTGGGCTATCTGTTCGAGGTCTTCAATGATACCCTCCTTGACTTCCAGTGGAACTTCACATATTGCTATTTGGCCTAGTTTAACCATTTCGGCTAGTTTAAAATAACATTGAGTCTTTAGGTTACGATAGTTGTGTCTTGTTTTGCTGAATTCAGTCTCAAGAGGTGATGAGTTATTAACAAATCCTCTACAATTTTCTAGATAATCTACCACTCCGCCGCCCACACCGTCTTCATCTATTACGATATTAGAATGTGGTACTTGGTGTTTTTCGGCTAATTTTTCTATCTCTGTGACAATCTCTTTAATACTTGATTTATCCATTACGACGACTTGTTCTATTTTCCAGTTTCTCCAAGCCATTATTACTGTTTTATCACTCCCATATCGTGCAACATCACAAGATATATAATTTTGAGCCCCAGTGGGAATAAATATATTATTAGTGAAAATGTCTAGTATCTTATCGTAATCAAACAATTTGGCTGGATCATCATCATAATTCCAATTACCATATAATAGTCTTTCTTTAGAGTTTTTGTCTAATTTGTTTAAGTTTTCAGCATAATATTTACTTATAAACGGATTATCTCCCACCAAAGCTGGAATAAATTGTCTATAACTTGGTAATTTTCCTTCTGTCCAGGGTCTCCAGTATTCTTTATATGCCCAATTTTTAGCGGGATTACTAGCCATCAGTAGCTTTGGGATCAATCCATACTCATCTAACTTGAACCTTAATCTGCTCATTACAATCATTTTGGCTTTCTCGGTGATTTCGCTTACTTCATCCATAAATGCATAAGTATATTCAGTACTACCTAGTGAATCAAATTCTGGGTCTGTTGGATACAAAAAAAGGTCCTTTAAATAGACAGATGAACCATTTGTAAAATGAACTACTCCTTCAATTGCGTTATATCGCCAATCTTTGTCTTTTTTTAGTCCCCAATCCCTCAATACCCCTAGAAACGTCAGAAACGTACTCTCCTTAAGACTTTTTAGCCTTGCCCTACCCATTAGGTATCTTGTGCCAGGATACATCAGACAGCTTAATATTAACCACATACAGCCCAAGTAAGACTTCCCCCCCCCTGCTCCACCGCCGAAAAACAGTTCAGTAGTTTGTTTATCTCTTAAAACTTTAAACGCTTGGTTCTGTTTAGGACTCAGTTGAAGGTTTATTTCCATCCGACTTCTTCTCCTCAATTATTACTTTGATTTGTTCTCCCTTGTGTTCTATTGAAGTTTCTTGTTTTTCTACCCATCCTTGGTTTTTACCCAAATTCTTCAGAATAAATTGACTTGCCTTTTGTCTTATGTTTGCTGCACTTGATTCTGACTTTGGGTCATTAAAGTTTAATTGACTAAATATCTCTGATTCTGCCATATCTATCATTTCTAGTCTTTTTTGTTCTAAGAGTTCTCTTATGTCTGAATGTTTTTCTACATATTGTGTTACTGCGGAACGACTTACTTTGAGTATTTTAGACACATCTACCCTTGTTCCATTGCTTAATTCTATTGCTTTTTTATATTCTTGTTTAGTTGCCATCACATTGTTAAGTTTGTTAAGAAAATTGAATAAAAAAAATTATTTCTTAGTAGTAACTTTAGATTTCTTTGGTTCTTCTATCTCTTGATTAATTGACTTGTCTAACTCGGCTCGTTTTTTGATTGCTCTCGTTATAGCACTTGGGCCTGACTCCATTACTGTATAAGTTTGTCCATATCCTTTGAATTTGTATTTCATTGTCTTGATTAATACATTTAATCCCGAATTTAACTTAGATAAATTTGCATCTGGAACGAACTTCTCTGAATATAATTCAAAGTTTTTTAAATCACTGTATTTTTGCCAGTCTATTTCTGGTAATTTGATTAGCTCTGGATGTTCGATTGAACCAAATTCTCTAAGTTGTTTGTCTACTTGAATTTTAATTGCTGTCTTAAAGTCATCTCTTGCTACATGTCTTGCAAAGGGTACACCCTGTAAATTTGCGTTTGCTTCTTGCTTTCTTAGTTCTACTTCAAATTTTTCATGTGCAGTTAAATTCTGTTTAGATTTATTAAGATTTACGCCCTTTACTCCATCTACTGTTAGCTTTGTTAGTTCAGCTTTACTCATTGGTCTTATTATGTCTTCCATTTTTTATTCCTCCTATTTAGTTAAATTATTCTACCATGGGTGTTTTTTTAATTTCTACGCCGTTTATTAATTGGTCTTGTTCTATTTTCATGCTTTTTTGTTCGTTCTCGATGTCTTCTTTGAGTTGTTTAAGTGTGGTTTCCATGATTACTTTTTTTCTTTCTTTGGTTTGTTTTTCTTTGTCTGCCAAGTACTTTGCCCACTTATCATTAAATGCGTTGAATTCTTCAAAGTAAGCTAATTCGTTTGTTAACTCGGCAATTGTTTTCTTCCGATTATTGATTCCGATTCTACATGCTTTTTGTTCTTCTTTGGTTAGTTTTCTTTTCATATTTTTTCTCCCTCCTTAGTAACACTAATACATCTAAAAAGTAAATTATAATACACACTATTGATGTTGATATTAATCTCCACCTGTATTTAGGAATCCATATTCCCACAAACAATAGAACCAAAAAGGACCAACCCCAAAATTCTATTGCAAACCTTAGTGATTTGTTTTTTTTCATTTTTCCTCCTTTAATATAAATTTATCTTCAGTTCCATTGTTAAAATGGCATACACACATATCTTGTAAACTGAACCATTTACCATTTGGAATTAATTCACAGAACATAGTACCCCTATTAATACATTCATCATTACACATATTATGACTTGTTACACCAACTACTATCCCACCAATTAATAATAAGAATAGGATTAATACTATAATCCCCCACATAATTGAAAATAACCTACTCATAAGTATTCTGGGTCTATTAGTTTAATTTGTTCGGTTACTGCGTTTCTACAAAACTGGTCTGGTTTAAAGTCTGGATGTTCTGCGAAGAATAGTATTTGTTTAAGTTTGAATCCCACACTTCTTTGGACTATCTTATTCATTGGATCTATGAGTTTTGCCATATTACATTAGTTAATAGATTGTTTAGTATATAAATGTTGGGGTTTATTTTAAACTACTTATTTGTTTAGCGGTATTCTCCCATGTGAATGTTTTTGCCGTATTGACACAATATTTAGACATAGATTTACATATTTCTGGATTCTTAAACGCAAATCTAAGTGCACATTTTAACTGTTCGTGGTTTGGAATTGCCCACATAACTGACTTGTATTCAATTTCTGGAGCATTCACTAGATTATAATCAATTAACCATCCGTTTTCTTTGTCTATAAAATCTACCTGTCCGCCGAAGTTTGTAGTGATTACCGGTTTACCACATGCTAAACTTTCTAGACACGGAAGATTGAACGCTTCACTTCGTGTCGGAGAAACGAACACATCACAATCGTTATATAGTTGGTTCATTTGTTTAGTTGTGTATTCTTCTGGGATGAATGTTATCTTTGGTGTCTTTTCTTTTAATTCTGGGAATATTTTAAGTAGGTTTGGTATTCTGTAAGCTGGATTCACCTTCAAGATTAATTCTACGTTCTCTTCTGGTTTGAATTCTTCGAGGTATGCTTTAATAAGGTACTGGAGGCCCCCACGATCTTCTATATTTCTTAGTCCTTTGTTTGCTAGGAATTTGAACGGGGGTTTCCCCCCATCACTTGAATCACCCGGGATTTCTTCGTCATCGCTCTTTTTTATGAGAGTATTGTCAGCAGAGGAATTTTGTGAATCTGTGCCAAGAGATTCATCTTCCGTTGGGGTTTCCTCCAAAGAATTGGCTTCTCCTTGCGGAGCATTCGTTTCTTCCTCCCCCTGACAGGCAATTTCTTTAGGGTGCTGACTATGAATTGGATAAAAGTCTTTTGGGTTGTGTCCATGGGGTATAATAATAAACTTATCTTCGAATGGTACATCTATTGGTTTATTATATTCTGTATTCATAACTGCATTATAAGTATGTTGACTTGGACAAATTATCTTTTCTATTTTAGGATTTAAACATTCCAATAAAATCCACTTAGGGATAACACTTCCCTCGAAAATAAGATAAACCCAGTTTCGTTTTGAATCTAAGTTAACACGCCAATAAAGTGGATGTGTTATTATCAGATTTATATCAAAATCTCTTTCTCTTTTAATCATTTCTAATTCTGCGTCATTTATTTTTGTTTCAAACCCTGGTGGTATATTTGTTATTAATTTACATGGGGTAATTTTATTGAGTTCGTTTATTAGTCCCCTTGTGTGGGAACTATATCCTGGAGTTCCTAATATATTACCAATTACGTTTATCATTGTTTCCCACTCCCATGA